GTTTAACCTTACAAGAATATATTCTCAAGTTGATTACAACGAAGGTTTATTAACAACAGGTGTTTTAACAAGAGGAAATTTTCAGTGGGAAAAGGGAATAAAAGATACAAGAGTTGAATTTCTACCAAGTAAAAACGGTAGATTTCTATTATCTTGGACACCAGATCCACACTTACAAAATAAAATAATAATTAACAAAGGAATTAAATATCCTGGTAATGAGCATATGGGAGCGTTCGGATTAGACTCATATGATATATCGGGAACTGTTGGGAGTACAGGATCTAAAGGTGCTTGTCACGGTGTTACTAAGTTTAGTATGGAAAACGCGCCACCTAATCATTTTTTCCTTGAATATATAGCTAGACCTCAAACAGCTGAAATATTTTTTGAGGATATATTAATGGCTATCGTGTTTTACGGTATGCCAATTTTAGCTGAGAATAATAAACCAAGATTCTTATACCACATAAAGAAAAGAGGTTACAGAGGATTCTCGATGAACAGGCCGGATAAATCCTGGAATAACTTATCTGTAACAGAAAAGGAAATAGGTGGTATTCCTACAGCTGGAGAAGATTTAATACAAGCACACGCGGCTGCTATTGAAACATACATCGAAAAACATGTTGGAATGGATGTAAACGGTCAGTTTGGAGCTATGTATTTTAATAGGACACTTAACGATTGGGCTCGTTATGATATAACAAAAAGAACAAAATTTGATGCAACCATAAGTTCTGGTTTAGCATTGATGGCGATCAACAGACACTTATACAGTCCTAGTGTTAGAAGAGAAATAGAAAAAATAAATCTAGGTATAAAACGCTATAAAAATAGTGGCAATAAATCACAATTAATAAAATAATATGGCTGAGTCAGTTATAAAAAGTTATTTTCCAAGTCAGGTTGCTCCGGACATTGAAAAGATATCCCTTGAGTTTGGGGGTAAAGTCGGGAAAGCAATAGAATGGGAATGGTTTAAAGAAGAATCAGGAACGAACAGGTATAAAAGTAACCAGAGTACGTTTCACACCCGAAGGCTTTATGCTAGAGGAGAACAATCAATTCAAAAATATAAAGATGAGTTAGCTGTTAACGGTGATTTATCCTATTTAAACCTGGATTGGAAACAAGTACCTATCATACCTAAATTTGTTGACATCGTTGTTAACGGCATTAGTGATAGATTATTTAAACTAAAAGCTGAATCTCAAGACCCATTAGGTTTGAAAAAACGTACAGAGTATATGGATTCTCTTATGCGTGACATGCAAACCAAAGAATTAACAACATTTGCTGCTGAGGCTTTTGGTGTTAATCTAGCTGAAAATGATCCGAATGACTTACCGGAGAATATGGATGAGCTAGAATTGAGAATGCAAATGTCTTATAAGCAAGACGCAGAACAAGCTGAAGAAATTGCTTTAAGAAATGTATTTTCTACTAATGATTTTGATAGCACTAGAAAAAGAGTTATTTACGATTTAGTCGTAATAGGTATTGGTGCAACTAGAAATATATTTAGTAAGTCAGAAAGTATTAAAATAGAATATGTTGATCCAGCTAGTCTGGTTTATTCTTATACTGAAGATCCATATTTTGATGATTTATACTACATAGGTGAAGTTAAGACTTTACATATTAATGAACTTGTAAAACAATTCCCTCATTTAACAGATGAAGACTTAGAAAAAATTACAAAAACAGGTGTTCAGAAGAATGGTAGTTATACAAGTTTATCAGATGATCAAAATAATTTAGATACAAATTCTGTCCAGGTACTTTACTTTAACTATAAAACGTATATGAATGAAATATACAAGGTTAAAGAATTAGCTACAGGTGCAGAAAAGATTATATTAAAAGATGCTACTTATAATCCAGATCCAGAAATGGAAGCTGAAAGAAACATAAGTAGATTACAAGTACCAAAAGAAGTCTTATTTGAAGGAGCAATGATTTTAGGCACAGAAATAATGCTTAAATGGGAACTTGCTAAAAACATGATAAGACCTAAGAGCAATTATAACAAAGTTCGTATGAACTATAATATTTGTGCTCCTAGAATGTACAGAGGTAGAATAGAATCTACAGTTGGTAGAGTTATGGGCTTTGCTGATAATATACAATTGGTACACTTAAAACTACAACAAGTAGCTGCTAGAGTAGTTCCTGACGGTATTTATTTAGACGCAGATGGTTTAGCTGAAATTGATTTAGGTAACGGAACAGAATATAACCCGGCAGAAGCACTTAACATGTTCTTCCAAACCGGTTCTGTTGTTGGTAGATCCTATACAATGGATGGTGAATTAAACCACGCTAAAATACCTATTCAAGAAATTCAAAGTAGTTCTGGTGGAAATAAAATTCAATCATTGATAAATCTGTATAATTTCAATTTACAGATGATTAGAGATGCAACTGGATTAAATGAAGCTAGAGATGCATCAACTCCGAGTCCAGATGCGCTCGTAGGGGTACAGAAACTAGCCGCAGCCAACTCAAATACTGCAACTAGGCATATATTAGAGGGAATGATACATATCGTCTTAGGGACAGCTTATGGAGTTTCTATGCGTATTTCTGATGTATTAGAGTATTCACCTACAAGAGAGGATTTTATAAGAAGTATGGGTGTTTTCAACACGGCTATCTTATCAGAGTTATCAGAATTACATTTAAGAGATTTCGCAATATCATTAGAATTAGAACCTGATGAAGAAGAAAAACAAATGTTAGAACAAAACATTCAGGTTGCTTTAGCTAGAAATTTAATAGATCTTGACGATGCTATTGATATCCGGGAAATAAAGAATTTAAAATTAGCTAATAAGTATCTCAAATTAAGTAAACGTAAGAAACAAGAGAGAGATATGAAGTTGAAAGAAGCTGAAACACAGATGATGACTCAGTCTCAAATGCAAATTCAACAAGCAGCAGCTCAAGCAGAGGCTCAGAAACAACAAGCAATTGCTCAAGCTCAGATAGGTATTAAGCAATTTGAAGAAGGTGCTGACATAAGAAAACTACAAGCTGAAGCAAAATTAAAGAAAGAATTGATGCAATTTGAATTTGATCTAAATATGCAATTAGAGAGCCAAAAACAAAAGACTCAGATGAATGCAGATATTGCTAAAGAAGACAGAAAAGCAAGTAAACAAAAGGAAATAGACAATAGGAAAGGAACAATACAAAGTGAGTTAACGGACCAAAAACTTAAAAATAAAGGGCCAAAAAACTTTGAATCCGCAAATAATGACGTAATTAGCGGTGATTTTGATTTAGGTTCCTTCGAACCCAAGTAATATAGTAAATAGAGTAATTATATAATATCTTATCATGGAAAAACAAAATGACAACACTCCTATAGAGGAAATTATCCCTCCAGTAGAAGGACAACAAGCAGATGCCGTAGAGCCTGCTAAACCTGTAGAACCAACACCACCTAGAGTAGATGATGATGGTGTAATTAGAATTAATCTTGATGAAGGACCAAAAGTACCAGCTACTCCTAAAGGTGACAACGGAAACGAAGGTGGACCAAAACCAAAAGAAGAAGGTGCTGACGATAAACCTGACCTTTCTGAAGGAGCTGTTCTTGAAGAAATAGTCAACGACGATCCACCAGCAGATCCACCTGCTCAAGATGATCCGCCAGCAGATCCACCAAAACCTGAGTATCCTGAAAATATTCAGAAGTTGGTTGACTTTATAAATGATACAGGTGGTACTGTTGAAGATTATGTAGCGTTAAATAAAGATTATTCTAATGTTGACGAAACACAATTATTGAGAGATTACTATAAAAATACAAATCCTGATTATACAGATGAGGAATTGGATTTTGTAATGGAAGATAAATTCTCTTATGATGAAGACATGGACGAAGAACGTGACATCAAGAGAAAACAACTTGCTAAAAAAGCTGAGGTTAAAAAAGCCAGAGAGCATTTAGAAAGTTTAAAAACAAAATACTACGATGAAATTAAAGCTGGATCTAAGTTAACTCCTGATCAAAAAAAGGCTATAGATTTCTTCAATAGATATGAAAAAGAAAGTTCTGAAAAAGAACAAACAACTGTTAAGCAAAGAGAGGTTTTCAATCAAAAAACCGAAAAACTATTTAGCCAAGATTTCAAAGGTTTTGAATACAAAGTTGGTGAAAAAGTTTATCGTTACAATGTGAAAGATCCGATCACCGTGAAACAACAACAATCAGACATTAACAACTTTACCAAGAAGTTTCTTGGAGATGATAAGACGTTAAAGGACGAAAAAGGGTATCACAAAAGTTTGTTTACAGCAATGAATGCGGACGCAATCGCCAACCATTTTTACCAACAGGGTAAAGCTGATGCGATTAAAGAGAGCATCAAGACGGCTAAAAATATTGATATGGATCCTCGAGGGACTCATACATATAAACCGCCTACGGATGGTAAATTTAAAGCAAGAGTAGTTGACGAGCCGACGCAGAAATTCAAATTTAAACCTTAAAAATTAAAAAATTATGGCTGGTTCATTTGCAACCGGAGGAGCGTTCCCTGCGAGCCTTACTCCATCACCTACCAAAACCCTTTTTGATAAGAACTATTTAGCAATTGGAGATAATGACTTCAATTTCACTAAACAATTCTTACCTGAAGTTTATGAAAAAGAAGTTGAACGATATGGTAACCGTTCTATTGCTTCTTTTGTACGTATGACATCTGCGGAACTTCCAATGGCTTCTGATGAAGTTGTTTGGACAGAACAAGGACGTTTACACGTAGCCTACGATGATGCTGTTATTGCAACAGTTAACGACAACACCGATAATACTATTAATATCACTGGTCATGCGATTCGTCCTAACCAGACAGTTATTGTGGCTGTAGGCCCTGTAACAGTTAGAGCATTCGTTAAGAGTGTTGCTACTGATAGTATTGAAGCTTTTCCTTATGATGCGGCTATTTGGCCTGCTTCTTTCGTAGCCGTCGGTACTAACCCTGACCTTAAGATCTTCGTTTTTGGATCTGAGCACGGAAAAGGTACTAGTGGTCAACAAGGATCAATTGATGCTGGATTCCAAAAGTTCAGTAATGCACCTGTTATCTTAAAAGATAAATACAACATTAATGGATCTGACACTGCTCAGATTGGTTGGGTTGAAGTTACTTCTGAGATGGGTACATCTGGATACTTATGGTATCTTAAATCAGAACATGAAACTAGACTACGTTTCGAGGATTATCTTGAAATGAGTATGGTTGAGGCTGAAAAAGCTGCTGTGTCTATCACATCTGCCGCTGACGTTCAAACAGGAGATACTTTCACTGTACGTGGTACTGAAGGTTTATTCTCAGCTGTTGAAAGCAGAGGTTTAATCTTTAACGATAATGATTTCGATAATGCTACTGGTTTAACTGGTTTAGCTGAATTCGACACTATCTTAAAAGAATTAGATAAGCAAGGAGCTATCGAAGAAAACATGTTATTCTTAAATAGAACTACATCGTTAGCAGTTGACAATATGTTAGCAAGAGCTAATTCTTACGGAACTGGTGGAACATCTTATGGTGTATTCAACAACTCTGAAGAAATGGCACTTAATTTAGGTTTCTCTGGATTCAGAAGAGGTTCTTATGACTTCTACAAAACTGACTGGAAATACTTAAACGATGCTGCAACTCGTGGTTTAACTGGAGACATTGAAGGTATTTTAGTACCTGCTGGTGTATCTACAGTATACGACCAAACGTTAGGTAAAAACATTCAACGACCATTCTTACACGTTAGATATCGCGCAAGTGAGGCTGACAACAGAAAAATGAAATCTTGGATTACAGGATCTGTTGGTGGTAACTACACTTCTGATATTGATGAAATGAATGTTCATATGTTGTCTGAAAGATGCTTATGTGTTCAAGCAGCTAACAACTTCGTTTTACTAAAAGCTACTGCGTAGTAGGTAAATTTATAGTAGGATTACCCTCGTTGAAAATACGGGGGTAAATCTTACTCTTATTATTAAACAATCTTATATTATTTTATCATGGCAACAAGAAAAACCTTAAAAGGAAAAACAGGTACTAATAACCCTGTAAAAAGACAAGAAACAAAACCTAAAGCAGAAGTTCCAACTCCAGAAGAAGTTCCAACTCCAGAAGAAGTTAAGGAACCTGTAACAGTAGCTTATGAAGGCTACGAACCAGCGTTAGTTGAAACTCCAGTAGTATCAACACCAGGCGCCCCAAAATGGGAAATTAAAGACAGAGTATACTATTTGATCACAAGGAAAAAGCCGATCCTTATGACATTACCTGCAAAACATACTTCCAAGCGTGATTTACTATGGTTTGATCCAGTAAAAAATTACCAACGAGAATTACGTTATGCAACTAATCAACCATCACCATTTGTTGATGAACAGACAGGACATGTAACTCTGGCTCATATTATATTTAGAGATGGTACATTATTTGTGCCTAAGGCAAAACAAAACTTACAAAAATTACTATCCCTGTATCATCCATTAAAAGATATTCTTTATTCAGAATTAGATGAAGTTAAACAAGCGGTCGATGACCTAGACGACTTTGAATATGAATTAGAAGCTTTAAATGCGGCTCATGATATGGACATTGATCAAGCAGAAGCTATATTAAGAGTAGAGGTTGGATCTAAGGTAGGTAATATGACTTCTAAAGAACTTAGACGTGATTTAATATTATTTGCTAAAAGAGATCCATTACAATTTCTTACATTAGCTAATGATGAGAATGTAGAAATACGAAGTATGGCTGTAAAAGCAGTAGAAAAAGGAATTTTAAAATTAGCTCCAGACCAAAGAACATTTACATGGGGAAATACAAACCGTAAGATCATGACGGTACCTTTTGATGAAAATCCTTACTCAGCTTTAGCTGCCTTCTTTAAAACAGATGAAGGAATAGAAATATTTCAAACCATCGAAAAAAGATTAAAATAGAAACCAATAGTGACATTAGCCTCTTAAATAATATAGTAAGGGGCTATCGTCGCTGTTTTTAACAACTAATTATGGCAATAAACGTAGATAAAGTTTACCAAAATGTTCTAGGTATCTTAAATAAGGAACAGAGAGGTTTCTTACCACCTCAGGAATTTAATCTCTATGCCAACCAAGTTCAAAACGATATATTCGAGCAATACTTTTATGAGATAAATGTTGAGAACAAAATACATGGTAACAGCACTGAATATGCGGACATGTTACACATACTCAATGAAAAGATTGCCATCTTCGAAAAAAATGATAATTTAGATTTTTCAAATCCTTATTACCTTGAACCAGCCGATTTATATAGAGCTGGTACTTTGATTTATAGTGATACTGAAATTGAACAAGTTCGTCCGAATGAATTATTGTATATCCTAAAGTCGCCAATAGCAAAACCTAGTGATACATTTCCAATATATATTAAAGACCAAATAGGCTGGAAAGTATATGGAGATGCATTATTTGATGGTTCTCAAGTAGTGTCTTTGAACTATGTTAGAGTCCCATCTCCTGTTGTATGGGGTTATACGAGTGTATTAAATGTACCTCAATATAATGCATCGGCATCGACAAATTTTGAATTACATCCATCAGAAGAAAATGATGTAATTATAAAGATATTAGCACTAGCAGGTCTAGAAATTAAGGATCTTTCTGTATATCAGACAGCTACTCAGGAAGATAGAATGAACACAATGGAAGAAAAAGGACAATAATAAATGGGACTATTTACCGGAACTAAAGAAAGTTACTATGAAGCTAATTCCTTTGGGGGATATCAATTCATAGGCATAAACGATATTATAAATAACTTCATCATACAATACGTTGGTGAAGATAAAATTATATCTAAAGTAAAAAGAACTGATGTAGCTTTTCACGCGCGAAGAGCTATTCAGGAATTTACTTATGATGTTTTTAGAGTTAATAAAGCTCAAGAGATTGAGATACCACCTTCTTTAGTAATGAAGATGCCCCATGATTATGTAGACTGGGTAAAAGTATCTTGGACTGATTCTGCTGGATTAGAAAGACGTATGTATCCAAATAGGCTATCTAGCAACCCAAAAGCTATATTGCAGGATAATGACTACAATTATTTATATGATGAAGCTGGAGATTTAACTTATGCCAATGAGTCTACTACCTGGACAAGATTTAAAGATTCAAGTAATACCGATAATGATTCAAATACAGTTGATCCGGATAGATTAGCTTCCGGAATGGAAGGTGGAAGATATGGATTAGATCCTGAATTTGCGAACAGTAACGGTGTATTTTATGTAGATGAAGAACTTGGTACAATTCATTTTAGTTCTAATGTAAATGGTAAAATAGTTACATTAAAGTATTTAAGCGATGGATTAGCAGAAGATGGAGACATGTACGTTCATAAATTTGCAGAAGAAGCTGTATATAAATGGATAGCTCATGGTATACTTGCATCAAGAAGTAATACGCCAGAATATTTAGTTGCCAGATTTAGAAGAGAAAGAACTGCAACTAGAAGAGTGGCTAAATTAAGATTATCTAAATATAAATTAGGAGAACTTACTCAAGTAATGAGAGGTAAGTCTAAACGTATAAAACACTAACTATGCCTGAATTAAAAAGAACCTTCTTAAAGGGGAAGATGAACAAAGACCTTGACGAAAGGCTTTTACCACCAGGCTCATATCGAGATGCGGTAAACGTTCAGATATCCACTTCAGAAGGCTCAGACGCCGGAGCTATTGAAGCTTTGCTTGGTAATACTGTTAAGTTTTACAAAAGTCAAAATGCTACTACATTAGAATACACAGAATGGGATGAAGAAGACGCTACATATAATGTATTGGGTCTAGAGAAAGCATCCGCAAAGTGTATTGGTGTATACAGACATAATCCTACAAAATGTATTTACGGACTGATAACTTCAGATTCCGTAGATTGTATATTAGAATATAATTACAAAACAAATATTGTAAGACCTATATTGACTGATGCTAACGGGGTATTAGGATTTGATCCTGATATACTTATTACTGGTATTAATGTCATTGGTGATACATTATTCTTCACTCAATTAGAACAAGAACCAAAACAAATTCCTATTACAGATTTTAGAGACGGTACAACTGATTTTAAAACTCATACAACTTACAATAGCAGAGAGTTTATTGAGTCAGATATAACCGTTATTAAAAAATCACCACTAGAACCACCAACGCTAGCTTTAAGTAATACCGAAAGAGATGGTGTTGTTAATTCAACTACTTTAAAGAATTTTACTATAGCTCAGTTAAATAACGGATCTATTTCAGCATCTTATGCGGTTGGTACATCTGTAACTTTCACTTGTGCAACATCGATGGCTTACGAAGTAGGGGACAATTTAAAATTAACAGCTAACGCTCCGGATACTGATGATTTGTACGATGAATATGAATTGACAGTAAATATAACAGCATTGGCTAGTGGAAATACAGTTATTACTGGTAATATAGTTAATATCACAC